GCCGCAGAGTCCGCCGCACGGTCCGCCGCACGGTCCGCCGCACGGTCCGCCGCATGGTCCTCCGCAGAGTCCGCCGCAGAGTCCGCCGCATGGTACGCCGCATTTCAGGAAATCCGCGATGGCGTCCTTGCTGCTCTGACGCCCGCCGCCTGAACACACAACGAGGACAAGACCGATGGACCGCGCACGACACGAACATCAGATCAAGCTGAACAGCTACAGCCTAAGCGCCGGCAACACGTTCGATCTCGCCTTGGATCGCGTCATGTGCCGCTGGCGTGGGCTGGACTGGTTCACCGACGAACAGTTGGCCGAAATCCGCGCCGAAATGATCGAACGCGAGTGGTTCCGCCACAAGATCAACCGCGAGAACCGCAAGCGCCTCGCCAGCAAGGATGCAGCGTGATGCTCACCCGACAGAAACAGGCGTTCATGCACGCTCCGGCAAAGGGCATTCAAGGCGATTGCTACCGTACCGCAATCGCATGCGTTCTTGGCGTCGAGCGCGACAGCGTTCCCCACTCTCATGACGAAATGACCGGCCCTGAGAATGAGGTATTCACCGACGCATGGCTTCATCCGCAAGGGCTTCGTCGGATTTATATCCCGGTCCTTGGAGACGATTTCAAGGAAGTCGCCAACGCCATGTATTCGCGTGGCGGCGGGCTTCCGGTCATCATTACAGGTCGCGGGCCTCGCGATGTGAACCACGTCATTGTCGTTCATGGCGTCGATGATTTCTGGTGTCCGACGCTCGGCGCGGTTGATGAGCAAGTTGCTCTGATCGGCCCTGCGCTCCCCGATGGATATTTCTGGGCGGAATGGATTGTACGCGACCCGTCCGCCGCTCTCGCCAGCCACCAGATGAAGGAGCAGACCCCATGAACATCACTGCGCACATTGATCGCCAGCATAAGACCATCGACGGCGTGACATACAAGAACACGCATTCGGGTCAGAAGCGCGCCTATGGCGACAGTTATTACGAATACGACGTATCGAGCGATCTTCCCGCCGATCAGGTCGAGCGCGTCTGCCGGGAGTGCATCTACAAGGCCATTCCTTCGTCCGAGTGGCTGGCTGACTATCGCACTCCAGGATGCTCCATGGAGAAGGCTTTCCGCCCTCACTACGATTTCAAGAGCTTGGGCGACGGCAAGTACTTCTATCGCGTCATCTGCCTCTACACGGATTGAGGTCGAGCCATGCGCACCTCCGACACCCTTCTCGTTGCCCTCGCCAACTACGTATTTGGCCGCCACCCCTTTGTTTTCATCCTCGCCATGATCGTGGCGGGGGCTGTTGGAGGGATGATCTGATGTGCAACGCCTGCGGAAATCTCTGCTGCGGTTCCGACATGTTCGAAGGTTGCGGCTGTGACGGCTGCGAAGAACCGGAATGCTGGTCGGACGATTGGGCGACCGACGGCGATGACGACGACTATGGCTACGACTTCTGCGCCTGCCGCAAGCCATCTGTGTTCCAGTGCGTTGAGGTCAAGCCATGACCCCCGCTCCTGACTGCATCGAAGCCGCTCGCCTCACCCGCTCTCCTACAGCCTGGGAAAGCCGTTTCGAGCGCTATGAGCGGCTGACCCGTAACGCCGGCTTTTCGGAAGAAGAAGCCTGCCGGATCGTCACGGCAGCGATGCTTGACGAGTTGGCCGACCGCTATCCGAACGCGCTCAGAAGCGCAGCGTAAGAGGAACTGACACATGAACACCGTCGCAAATGCGCTCACCGTCGAACATGATGAGCCAGTTGATCTGGCCGAGCATCGCCAGAAGGTCAATGCGCCGGCACTGACCCCGATGGAAATGGTAGGCCGAGCGCTCGAAATGGGCGTTTCCGCCGAAATTCTCAAGCAGATGATGGACCTTCGCGACCGCGAGGAGGCTCGCAACGCGAAGCTGGCGTTCACCAAGGCGGTAGCAGCGGCGAAGGCCGAGCTTCGCCCGATCATCAAGACGCGAGAGGTTGATTACACGCCGTCAGGAAAGCCGCGCGTCAATTACCGCCATGAGGATTTGGCGGGGATCGAAGAACAGGTGACGCCGATCCTGACCGCGAACGGGCTGTCCTACCGGTTCGAGAGCGACAACGGCGTTGACCGGCCCATCACCATCACATGCATCCTTGAGCATGTGGACGGTCATTCGACCCGTACCGCACTTTCCGGCCCACCGGACAGCGGCGCCGGCAAAAACAGCCTCCAGGCCATTGCATCCACCACGACGTACCTACAGCGCTACACGCTCAAGCTGGCGCTTGGCTTGTCCGTCTCTCATGATGATGACGGGTCGAAATCGGATCAAACGGTGGATGATGGAAAGATAAGCCAGGAACAAGCTGTCCACATCCGCGCGCTCATCAAAGAGACGGAAACCGATGAGGCTGCCTTTCTGACTTGGCTTGAAGCCGAAAGCATCGACGCTATACCGGCTAGCCAAATGCAGCGGATCGAAGATTCCTTCGCAGCCAAAAAGCGGAGGATGGGCAAGTGATCGAAGAATGGCGTCCAATCAAAGAGTTTGAGGGACTATATGAAGTATCCGATCATGGAAGAATTCGATCATGCCGTAGGCAAGGGAGCCAAGGCGGCGTTTTGCGGCTTTCCTCGGATCATCGCGGCTACCAAAAAGTCAATCTGTACGATCGGCGGCGAAAAGGGCTTTGGGTTCATCGGCTTGTTCTCGAAGCGTTCATAGGTCCATGCCCCACCGGCATGGAGGGGTGCCATAGCGACGGCAATCCATCAAACAACCGACTCAGCAATCTCCGATGGGACACTCGTTCGGCGAATTACGATGATGCGCGCCGTCACGGAACGGCAGCCATTGGTGATCGGAACGCGGGAACGAAACTGACAAGCCTTGACCGCGCACGCGCATCAGAAATGCGCCGACATGGCCTGCTGCTTCGCGAGATCGCATCAGAATTCGGGATTTCTCAGCAACACGCCAGTTTTATCGTGAAGGACGTTCCGCATGGATAATTCAGATTTGATCCAAGGATCGGATGAATGGCGCATGGCTAGGTGTGGGAGCCTTGGCGCATCCGTCCTCCATGAAGCAGTAGCGAGAACAAAGACGGGCTGGGGCGCTTCACGCGCCAACCGTATGGCAACTCTCGTTATCGAGCGGTTGACGGGCAAACCGGTCGAAATCTTTCAGACGGGGGCTATGCAGGACGGAATTGAGCGCGAGCCTCAAGCGCGCGCCATGTACGAATTCATGACGAATTCTGCCGTCGAGCAAATTGGCTTGGCACGGCACCCAAACATTAGCGGCACCCACGCATCGCCGGACGGCCTTGTGGGGCGTGACGGGCTTCTGGAGATTAAGTCACCCCAGCCCGCTCAACATCTCGCCACACTCTTGGGAGAGCCGATACCAGGGAAATATCAGACCCAGATGCAGTGGCAAATGAGGTGCTGTGATCGGGCGTGGACGGATTTTGTCTCATTCAATCCCGACTTTCCTCCATCCATGCAAATCTTCATTGAGCGCGTCCACCGCGACGAGGAAATGATCGCCGCGCTTGAAAAGGACGTGACCGAGTTTCTGAACGAGCTTCGCGACACGGTTCACCGGCTCAAAGCCAAGTACGATCCAGACAATTCAGACGTGCCGGAACCGGTGCGCCTCATGGCGGCGGGGTGAGGTCATGAGCCGAGACAGCATCAACATAATCTTCGAATGGGACGGCGAAGCAATGATGCCTCTGCCCCGTTTCCACAATCTCGCGAACCACGCGTTAGTCGTCGGCGAACGCTATCGCTGCGAAGTGCAGGAAGACCGTTCCTGGGTATCGCATAAACACCAGTTCGCCTGGTTGCACGAGGCTTGGCTGACGCTGCCAGAGCATGTCGCCAGCCGCTTCCTGAATGAAGATCAGCTTCGCAAGCACGGCCTCATTGCCGGCGGCTTCTGCGACAGCACGACAGTTCCATGCGCGAGCCGCGCCGAAGCCGAGCGTTGGTACAAGCATCTGCGCTCCCGCGAGCCAGACACCATCGTGACGATCAACGGCAATGTGCTGGTCCAGTTCACGGCATGGAGCCAGTCGCGCCGCGCCATGGACGCCAAAACCTTCCAAGCAAGCAAGCAGGCCGTCCTAGATTATGTCGCCGGCCTTCTGGAAACGGAGGCGCGGGCGGCATGACGATCCTCAAGCGCATCCTCTCGGCCTTCCGCCGCCCGACCGTGGTTGTTCGCACCTACAAGGTCAGGAAGGCCAGCCCCGAGTACGTGCAGAAGCACGAACAGCTTGCCGCTGAAATCGGCTGGCCATGGCCTACTGTTGGCAGGAAGGCGGTGCGGTAATGCCCCGCAAGCGTTTCACCGACAAGGACCGTGCGCGCATCTTCGCAGCCAACAACGGCATTTGCCACCTCTGCGAGCAGAAGATCGATGGCGTTCGCGAAGCGTGGGAAATCGAGCATGTCATCGCCTGGGAACTGACCCGCGACGATAGCGACGGCAACCTTCGCCCGGCCCATGTCTCTTGCCATAAGGCAAAAACCCACGGGCAGGACCGCCCCGCCATAAACCAGGCGAAGCGACGCGAGGCCAAGCACCTTGGCATCAAACGCCCCGCCGGCAAGATCAGGTCCGCTCCCTTCCCCACCACAGCCAAGGCCCCGCGCATCGACAAGAGCGCGCTCAAGCCCTTGCCCCGGACACAGCTTTACAAGGAATCCCGCAATGCCTGAGACAGACCTGATCGAGCGCTTGAAAGACACTTACACAGCTTGGAACAATGCGCCGAGCGAATTTCTCCCCGATGATGCTGGCGTCCTTCTCGAAGCCTCCGCCGCCCTATCCGAGAAGGACAAGCGGATTGGTGAACTGGAGGCGGCACTGGTCGTCCAACGCGAAAGCAAGGAATACGCGCAACGCTGCTGCATCGCGGCAGAAAGAGAATGCGACCGGCTCCGCACCCGTCTCGCATCCGCAGAGAAGGAGGGGGAGAGGATGCGGGAGGCTTTACAGCATGAGCGCGATAAACTCGCCGAACGCTTGCAAGCAGAGCAATGGTCCCATGAGCAATCGGGGCGCGCACGAGACGAATGGAGAAAGCGTGCCGAATTTGCGGAGGCTCGTTTGGCAGACAAGCCTCCAGAGCCAGCAGTCGAAACCCACATCACTGACGAAAACGGCAACAACGGGTGGGTTCTGCCATGAGCCATCTCGGTCCAATCGTGCGCCGCGTTCCCTACCCGTTGCAAGCGGCCTGCTCCCCCGCCCCTGTCAGCGAGGGGGAACGGGCAGGAGGTGACGCTTGATCATTTCAAGGCGATCCCTTCTCAAGGGACTGATTGCAACTCCTGCCGTCGTCCAATACGGCCATCTGATGCCGGTAAAGGCGGAAACGCTTTCGTACCTGCCCGGAGACCTGATCAATTTCGAGAGCGGAACTTTTAAGGCGACTGGCTGGTATGCGGTATGCGAGCCGCTACGCCGGATCGACGGACAATATCTGATTTTCCGCGAGCATCATTACGGCGAATACAGCGAAGTGCGCATCCACGCCCGGCATTGCAGCCTGTTCCACGGCCTTCCCGGCAATCGCGTCAACAATCCATCCGTGCGACACAGGCTTGTAAGCCAGCCGGGGCGGATTGGATTGGCTTACCCTGAGGATTTGGCATGAATAACACACGAGACCCCGCTTCCGTCATCACTAAGGGCTTGCGCTTCGCAGCATCGGGCGCATCAAATCGTCTTCAACAGATCGATGCTATCGACAAAGCTATAGCCTTTCTGGAGCATCCCGCCGCCCTCCAATCTCAACCCATCGCCCCGGCTGGCGACGACGCCCTTGTAAGCTGCGCTGCCCTGATCCGCGCTCTTGCCTCTGACGATATTGCGATGCTGTGCGGCTGCTGATGCAGACCCCGCAATGGCAGACGCCTTCGCCATCGCCATCGAAACCCAAGGAGGCGCAAGTGACTGACGCACCTGAACGGATATGGACGATAGCCGGGAAGCACGGCTTGCTTGCCTTCAAAGATAGCCGTCCTCGCTCGACCGAATACGTCCGGGCTGATCTTCTCGCCACCACGCAACGCGAGCTTGCCGAGGCAAGGGCGGAACGGGATGAGGCGCGAGCCGCTTGGACAAACTGCAAAGACCTGTCGAAACAAGGATGGTCTGCGCTCTCTGATGCCCGCTTGTTCATTGCCAATCTCGGAACGCCGGATGATTTGCAGGAAGCATTGCAGTGCATCGACCTCGCTCAGGCAAGCTTCGCGGACACGATCATCGGCTCCGAAGCCCGCGCCGAAGCCTCCGACCGCCGGATAGAGGCGCTGGAGAAGGCGTTGCGGGGCATGTTGCAGTATCCGGACAAGGCTAGTCGTGATCAGGCCCGCGCCGCTCTCACACCAGACACAGCGGAGGAACGCCATGATGACTGACACCCCGAACACCGTACCAAATCCAGGCAGCGACGAAGCGCTCATGCGCGGATGCACCTGCCCGGTCATAGATAACGGCCACGGTCGCGGCTACATGGGTGGCGTGAAAGATGAGCGCGGCCAGACAATGTTCGTCGTCACGTGCGGATGCCCTGTGCATGCTCCCCGCCCCCTCCACCCCTTCCAAGGGAGGCTCTAGCGATGCGTAAGTTGACGGCGCGCGATCTTGAAGTGCTGACGGAACTCGAAGCGGCTAACCGTCATCTCGCCCAGTACGGCCGCTATTGGGCAACGCCGCTCGATTGCGGCGGGTCGAACGGCTCCGACCACAGTTATCGCCTCTCAAAAATGTCGGACTTGGGCTTGGTGCAATCGAAGCAGAGGCATGGCGAAGTCCCACTCGAAGGCGAGAACGGGAAGAAAAGGTGGCGCGGTCGCGGGTCCAAAGAATACCGCATCACCGAAGCCGGTCGCCAAGCCCCCGCCTCTCCGGCTGAGGGAGGGTCGAAGTGAGCGCCGCCGACGACATCAAGGGGCTGGTGGCCAAACTGCGGCAGGAAGGTGAATTTCTCGGAAGACAGCCCGAGCTTGGCGATGCATTCTTGCGAGGAACCCGCATTTTCAAAGCCGCCGACGCCCTCGAAGCCCTCTCCGCGAAGCTCGACGCGGCGCTAAAGATCATAGGGGCTGTCGAGCCTCTGCTTGGAAAGCCGCGCTGGCCGGAGGACAAGTAATGTACAACGATCAGCTTGAAGACGAACTCGAAATTGCGCTCAAAACAGTCGCTTCTCTCCGCGCCGAGCTTGAGGCCGTGAGACGGGAGCGGGATGAAGCAACGGCGCTCGCAGATTGGTATCACCGCACAAACAATGACGCCACAGAGAAAGTATGGGCAGTCCTCGTTCGTGAGCCACACCGCGAAGGTGGCGAAAACCTAGTTGGACGGGTAACGGAGCTCAAAAGCCGAGTCGAAGCCGCCGAAGCCGAACGCGACCGCCTCCAGGCAGAGGTGAAACACCTGCGGGACGCGCTGCACTTCGTTGCCGGCGATCCGGCATATCCCGCGCTTCGGACATCAACGCGCGGCTTCGTTGCCGCCGCCATCGCCAAGGAGCAGGCACCATGAGCGCCCTGACCAATCGCGGCACAATCGACAGGCCCATTTATGGCGCCCCGACGAAACGTGTGTTCGGCCAGACGATAGGTACTCTTGGAATTGAAGGCCGGAAACAGGCGGAACTTCTTATGAGGGTGCTGGAGCAGGCCATGCGAAATTATGCGGGGCGGCACGAGGAAACGTTCTTGGCGAAAATGCACCGCGACCTTGCGGAAATGGAGCGCAGATCGGAGCGCGAAGGCTGGGTCGGCTGGGAAAAAGACGATGCCGCCACCCTCCGGGCTCTGGAGGCGCGCGATGGCGAGTGAGCGCAAAGAAGCTATTAGGCCGGATTGCGACATCGTTGGCGCTGGTAAACTCTTTTTCTACCCTGACGACAAAGCGCTTGTCGCGATGCTGCATTCGGCTTCGCTGAAAGCCGGTTTTCTCACAAACGGCCGTGCCATGCTTAGTCCGTTGTCTTTTCGTAGCCCGCTCCCCCAAGGGAGCGGAGAATGACACGGGCTGTGGACAGCGGGCGTAACATCCTCGATTTAGGCGTGTCGCCTCAGATGGCGGTTGCGCGCTTGGCCGACATGGGCGTCCATGTTTCAGAGAGGGCGCTGCGCAAGAGAGCGCGGGAGATCGGTGCATGTCGCGTTTTCGGCAAGGCCATGATCCTGTTGCCCGAGCACCTTGAAATGCTCCTGGAGGAACCATCATGCCGCTCAAGCTCTATGACCGCAACGGCATCTGGTGGTATCGCGGTACGGTTGCCGGAAGACGGATACACGAAAGCACTCGAACGGCTGACAAAAAGACGGCAGAGAGAATTGCAAACCGAGCCGAAGCCAGAGAGTTCAAACGTGACCTTGATGGCCCGGCGTCGATCCTGACTTTCGGAGCCGCCGCCGCTCTTTACCTCGATGCGGACAAGTCGGATCGTTTCGTCTCCATTGTTTTGGACCATTGGAAGAACACGCTGGTCAAGGACATGACCCCGGGCGCCATCCGGCTTGCCGCGATCAAGGTCTATCCGAAGGCCGGGCCGGCAACGCGCAATCGACAGTTCGTGACGCCGACCGTGGCCATCATCAACCATGCGGCATCGCTTGGCCTTTGCTTCCCGCTGCTTAAGGTGGATCGCTTCCCGGTTCCGAAGCGAAAGAGAGATGAAGCTGACTGGCCTTGGGTATGTGCCTTCGCTAGAGCAGCGCCGACCAATCTCGGGGCCTTGGCCATCTTCGGCTATCTGACCGGTTCGCGCATTTCCAACATGACCGATCTGGACTGGAGCGCCGTTGATTTGGGGGCCTCTGAGGCCGTTCTGTGGAAGACCAAGAACGGCGACGACCATGTGGTGCATCTTCCGCCGAATCTCGTGGTGGCGCTAGCCAATCTGCCGACCGACAGGTCAGGCCGCGTCTTCGGCTACTCTAGCCGCCACAGCATCAAGTCAGCATGGTTCGCAGCGATCAAACGCGCCGGCATCCGTCGTTTGACGCCGCACGCGCTGAGGCATGGCTTCGCGACGGGGCTTCTGAGAGCCGGAATCGATCCGGTGACGGTGGCATGGCTTGGGGGATGGGAGAGTGCGCAGCTCGTAGTGGATACCTATGGCCACGCGATGAAGGACAGAACGGTCACAAACCGGCTTTCTGGCCCACCAGCGCACCGCACTGGCTTTGAGACGGCAAATGTGCTAATGAAAACAGGGAGTTGATTTGAAAACGCTCTCCCTTACCAAGGGAGTGCTCTACCACTGAGCTACGGCAGCGACGGGCGCTGTTTCCTTGATTTCCGGCCTTTCGTCAACAGGGCATATTGCAGAATGATGCAGATAGGAGTCGAACGATGCAGGAACTTGCAGGCTGTGGTGCACCGTGGCTGCACCAGTTTGTTCCCGGCTTGTCTCTAGGAGGTACGAATGGCTGAAAACGAGATGATCGAGCGCGTGGCGCAAGCAATCCTGGCCAAGGTGCCGCTTGGCTATGGAATGACTATTGCTGAATCCGATGAATATGCCCGCGCCGCTATCGAGGCGATGCGGGAGCCGACTGAGGCGATGGTTGATGCTTTCGTCTGGTACGGGCACGGAAAAACAATTGGAGATGTGGCGCGCATCGGGTGGCAATCCATGATCGACGCCGCCCTCTCCCCCGAGATAGAAGGATAGACGGACATGTCGGAGAATGTAGTACAATTCCCAGGTACGCGAGCCGTCGTCACCGAAGGTGAGGTTGGTGATACGATGGTTTCAACCCTGCGATGGAAAGCGGACCTGGAGTACCGCTCAGAGGAAGGCGGACACATGCTAACGGTCTATTTTGAGGAAATCAGCGAGCTAAGCGAAATTATTGAACTCGGCCCGCATTGGGATACGCTATTGAAATGCGTCGTCACGATCAACCAACCATCTGATGACATCCCGCGCTTGACGATTGAGCAATCGGCGCTGATCTAGCCATGATAGCCCCCGTTCACGCACAGAGGACTAACCCATGGCCGCCCGCTTCCCCGGTGACGTGAGCATGATCCTTTGGCTGGCGCTGATATTCGCCATTATAGCGTTGGCGGCAGTGCCGGGATGGCTTGTGGTGAAGCTGGCGCAATGGGCGGGGTGGGGCTAAGGCGCGAAACCACCCTTCACGAGGAACACGAGGATCGCGGCGATGATGCCGCCTATGATGGTGCGGCCGATCCATTTCAACGTGCCTTGGACCTCGTTGATGCTGGATTTCAGGACGACCATATCGCCCTTCAAGGCAATCCATTGCTCATCTTTTCGAGCCTCTGACACGTCGCTTTGCTGCTTCCATGTTTCGAGAGCCATGATGCGCTGCGCGTGTTCTGCGCTCCTGTGTTCGACGCTGACCATTCGTGAGCGAAGATCGCTGTCCATTTGCTCATCCGCCATATGCCCGTCTGCCCCTAATGCACTGCTATTTTGATGCTTGAGCGGCATCCCAAGAGCGGACGCCATCGACTTGAGCGCTGCACTTTCGCAGTGCCGCCTTGTTGTTGACCGCCGCGTCAACGATGTCGCGCGTGGTGGACCACGCCGTTTCGTCAGCAGGCGGGCAAGGCGCTATCAGCGCAGCGGGCACTCGGGGCCTTGCCACCGTCGCTTGCTGGAGAGCTATCTTGCTGGTCGTCGTACAGGCTCCAAAGGTCAGGAGGCACGACAGTGCCAAGAAAGTCACGTAGGGCCGCATTTGATTTCTCCAAATCCGCGAGCTTCTGATTGGTTGCGGCGACTCCGGCATCGATCTTGGCATTCGAGGCCACCAGATCAGCCGTGACCTTGTTCGCCAGATCGGCCTGCCGCTGCGCTTCCTTGAGCGCGGTCGCCAGCGCGTCGTTGACGCCCTTGGCTGTCACGAGATCGGCTTGAGCCTGTGCCACGGCGGCCTTTGCAGAGATGGCCTCGCCTCGATAGAACAGGAGGCCGGCGACAAGGCCGAGGAAAACGATGATGGTTGCGCCGATGGTGTAGGGATTAGGCACCGTTCGCTCCATCGATGCAAAGCGCGCGTTCCTGCGCACGGCGGCGGACGAGGCCCTTCACGACCTTGCCTCCAGCTTTGTTGAACAGCGGGAAGCGGTCACAGGAGCCGCGAATGTTGCCGGCGTTCTGATAGGCCGCGATGGACGATTTGCAGAATGCCCCGGTGCCGATGTTGTAAGCCAGGGACAGGTCCGCGACGTACACCTTCATGGGGAGTGCATCGGGGGCATTGAGACAGGCCCGCATGCCCTGCTCATGCTCTTGCAGGGAGCCGATAAACATGACGTTGCACTGGTCTTTGGTGAAGCGCATGCCGGGCCTGATGCCCTTCGTTTCGCCGTAGCAGGCCGTCCAGACGCCTATGACATCCTGGTAGGCATAGAGCCTCAGCCCCTCGTAACCGCCGATCTGCGATATGGCGAGGGCGCCAGCGGCAAGGATGGCGCCACCGGCTCCCACGAGCCTAGTCCTTTTCATTGGGTTCTCCTGAGATTGCCGGCTGCTTTACGAACCGACCGAAGACGGACACGAGAGAGAAAATCAGGCCGAGCGCAGCAAACCACCCCTGCGATATCGGCAAGAGGCCGTCGAAAAGCGGCCATACGTCGGACAAGGCAACGATGACCCAGAACAGCGCTGCGGCGATGCCGAAGTGCACCGAATAGGCGCGCGCCAGCACGGCCCGCCAATTGTGGATGGCGCGCATGGTGCATTCCTTCTCAGATGATGGTGGGGGTTGCCGGGCTGTCCGGCTATGTGAGGTGCCCGGCTACGGCAAGCAGGAATCGGCCTTCGTAAGAAGCTTCGACCCATCCGGGAATGTGCCGAGCGAGCAATACCCGGCCTTTTCGAACGTGCCGGGAACCACAGTTGCCTGACCCGGCTGCAAGTCGACCTTACCGATGTCGCTTGGCAGCATCGCCCCAAGAACGTACTGGTCCATGAGCGTGTTGCCGTTATAGCCGAGCGAGGCGTCCCAAAAGATCGGCGGCTTGGCCTTCCCGTAAACCCGCGACGCCTCACCGATGTAATAGCCGCGCCCAATATGCGCCCCGTACACGGCATGGTAGATCATTGCGTCAGCTCCGACCGTCACCACGGCGAGAACGGGCAGCACGGCCCGACGCGGGAGCGCCGTCAGCAAAAGCGCCACTAAGCCACCGCCGATCGTGCCGTACAGCAGCATAGTCTTCAAGGACGCGCTCATCGCATTCGTGAAGTAGTTGACCCACAGCAGCCCAGATATGTTCGGGGTAATCATCAAGGTCGGAGCGCCCTGCCGGAACACCCACAAGAGCGCTGCCCCCAGCATGGCCAGAACGGCGATGCCGAGGAACTTGACGGCCCGGTGCTTGTCCACGTCCCGCGCCAGGTAGATGACGCCGAGCCACACCGGGATCGTTGTCACGACGCCAGTGTAGCGCTCGTAAATGACCTGATCGACCCGGTTAAACTGGATCATGACAGCCACAGACGGGATGAACACGGCAAGACATGCCAGCGCCGCGAACATCAATGGCACCATGCGTTCCAGTCTCTCGATCCCGAAGCGCCATAGCGAAAAGAACCCGACCGCGAACAGACAGAACGACGTGGCGAGGATAACCCACGCCTGGCCCATGGCTTCCGCAACCATTCTGTGATTGCCTTCCGGCGTAGCCAGTGCGGCGGCCATCTCACCGGCTCGGCTGATATCTCCCCGGCTGGCGCCCCAAAGCTGCACCTCGAAATAGTGGTTCATCTTGCCGGCAAGCACGAACCCGGCGCCGATCACCGCAACGGAAGCGCCCGCCGCCCATATGCTCATCTTCTGATACCGCCAGCCGATCCAGATCATCAGCGCGGCAAGCGGGATAAGCAGGATCGACCTTGAGTGCAGCGCGTACATCGCAACGATCACCGCCGCGAAGGCCAGCCACACAACGTTGGACTTCCGGTTCCACGCTACCGCGAGAAGGTAGAAGCTGACGATGAATGCCAGCCGCAGCGTCGCCTCCGGCCAGAGCAGGAAGACGTGGTAGAAATAGGCCGGCATGATCGCCGCGATCACGGAAGCCGCGACCAGCTTGCGGTCCATGGGGAACTGCATTTCCTTCGCCGCCGCGACCAGCACGACCGGCACGAGAGCCGTTGCCAGGATACTTATCCAGATGCCGGCCTGATAGACCTGTTGACTGTGCAGCCCAAGCTTGAACAGCGGCGCCAGCAAGACCGACTGCCCGGCGCTGTAGAACGGCATGAACTGGACGAACAGCTTTTGCCCGGTTGCCATGTAGCGGGCGATGGCCAGATAGCCGACCTCATCCGACATGATCGGGACGCGGATGCCGATCGAAAGGAAGACCAGCGCCGCAAACAGGATGGCCGAGGCCAGAACGGTCAGTCTCAAACGCGCCTCCCCGTGATGGCGCGTTTTAGCCTACGACCAGTTCGAGTCAATGTTCTCGGTGTACGAGAAGACGATGCGGTATTTGGTGCTTGCCGCTCCCGCCGAAAGATAGATGTTGGAGCCGTCGATCTGCCAGGTCACCGGCTTCATTGAGCCCGCCGACGAATAGAATGCCCCGATCGACACGATGCGCTTCTGGCCGTTTGTGATGCCATGCGCCACAGTAGCGGCGCCCGACCCGTCCAGCGTGCCGACAAGGGCCTTGCGGCGAAGTGGGCCGGTCAGAACACCAAGCGCGGCACCGGTGGGGAGAATGATCGGCGTGGACGATGTGCCCCATTCACCGCCCGACACGTAGATCTCCGAGACGGTCGTTGCGGTCGAGAAATCAATGAGCGCAGTCGATCCGGTATGCGTCGGTGCCACAACAGTCAGATAGGTGATTTCAGCGCCTGACGTGTTGGTGATCGGCACGACGCCACTGCCCGTGGCCATCTTCACGCCTACCAGCGTCGTATTCCATGCCTTGCCGACGACGCGAAGGCACCCGTTGGTTGAGGTGGAGCCGAGAATGCCGCCCGTCATACGCACGTCTGCGGAATAGTCGATCGTCAGGCCGACGCCGCCGGCAGAGTTCAGATCACAGCTTACAAATTCGACACCGAACCATTTGTCGGTCACTGTGCCGCGCAAGCGCACCGAGCCGCCGGACGAGCTTTCGACAATGGTGTTCTCGAACTTGATGCCGCCGTAGAGCGAAGCGTAGGTGTTAAAGTCGAGCGCAGGCGCCGACGTGATGCTGTTTCCGGTGATCTTGACGTTCGAAACGAGGCCCGAACCAAGGCCGTCGATCTTCCAATTGCTTGTCGCGGACTGTGCGGTGAACGTGCAATTGTCCATGCGGAAATCGACACCGGCACTTGTCGCGCCGGCAATCTGGAACTGGTACGAGGCACATGTGTAGAATAGGCAGTTAGTGATGTCGTTTCCGCCGCTGGCACCGCTGGACGACGCGAGGTAGAGCCCGACATAGCCGTACTGGAACCACACGCTGTCGATGACGCAGCGGGTGCAGTCGGTCAGGGAAATCAGCGTCTGGCCGGTTCGCGTTGTGTTTACGCCATCCTGCGATCCAAGGAGTCGAAGTCGCGACACTTCGGCAGAGTTCGCCATGATGACCATCGGCGCGTTAAGCGTGGAATCGGCACGGAGGCTTGAGCCGTTGCCGCCGAGGATGCCGGTGCCGGTGAGCTTGGCCGAAGACGGCATGGTGATGCTGGAGTAGATTTTCAGTTCGGTCGGATTGCCGGGGAGTTTGGCGAAACGCGTCAGGTTCAATGCCGCCTGAATTGCGGGCTGATAGTCGGTGGCGTCCGCGCTGTTGTAGAACCACCGAACGTCAGCCCCTTCAACGGCCCAACCGCCAAGCCGGACCCATGCACCGCTCGCGCCAGTCGCATCGCTGGTCGGTGCGAAATAGATGCCTTCGCGCGTGTCTGCCGTGATGTACGAGCTGTAATCGCCCGAGCGAAAGACGAAAGTACCGTTGCGGTCCCCATCGCCCACGATGTGCAGCGCCGTGTCCTTGGTGACATCGAGCGCCTTGGCCGCAGTGCGATCCGTGCAGTAGGTCGGCAGTTTGATGTTCTTGCGGACATCGGGCAGGCTGGCGAAGTCGGAGCCGTTGGCGGACTTCGCGGCCTTGAGGTCGGCATAGGCTTTGACACTCTGTTGCGTCGGCACTTTCGTGGCGCTGTCCGACGCCATGTCGTCTTCATCGATGACATTCGCGGACTGAAACGCGCTATCGGCAAGCTCGCCTTGTGCCGCCGTGGCGAAATCTTCGGCATCATGGGTCGCCGCGGTTCCAATATCTTCGGGTTGAACAGCCGTGTCGGCCTTTGTGCCTTGTGCGGCGGTAGCAAAGTCGCCTTCATCATGTCCTGCCGCCGATCCGAGGCCATCAGGGAGGTCATAGATACGCTTGAGAACCTTTTCGATTGTCCGGCGCCCGCCGCCCGATGCCGGCATCATCTTGGGAATGTCTCTGATCAGCGTCTCGACCGTCTTTTCGAGTTCGCCAACCTTTTCGCCCAAGGCCTTTTCTTCCTGGGCCAGCGCGACTTCGGCTTCCGCCTTGGCCTGGACAGCGGCATCCTGCACACGCTGTGCAGCCGCGCGGGCCTTCAACAGGCGCTCGCCTTCGATCCGGGCAGCCGGAGGCGTCCAGCGCATGCGCTGCTTGGGCACTTGTACCATGTCGATCTCCGTGGGAAGATAGCGCCCCGCTGGAGGGCTGAATGATTACGGTTTCACAAAAAGCCATCGTTGCCGCGATTGTGGTGGGCGGTATGATCGCGGTCGGGCTACTCTTTGCGATGGGTATCGCCAACGTCAGATACGGCGGTATCCACTGGCCGGACTATGCGCCGTTGGTGATCGTCGGATTGTGGACAGTCTGCGCAGGCGCCGTTGGCCTGGCCCTGCGGCTTATTGGAAAGGCGTGAGCGATTCCGGCACGAACGGTGCCGTCGTCTGCCCGTAATCCTGTTTTCGCCTGTTGGCTTTTTGCTTTCGATATCCCGGCTTGATCGCTTCTCTCAGCGAATCCATGAACAGGAAATCGGTCGCGAGTTTGGTGTAGAACAGGTTCACGAACGGCGTGTTCTGCTGAAACAGATTGACCAGATCGGCAACCGGCCCGCGCGCGTCCTCGCCCTGGACCTTGGCGACGCCATAGTCGCGGGCTTTCAACGCCAGTTCAATGAGATCGCCTGCCGTGCCGATTGTCGGGCCGGCTGCTGTCTCTAGTGGGCCGCTGCCAAATCGGTTGACCTGGCTGAACAGATAGTCGCCATAGATGCCGGCGGCACCGCCCTGAACGAACGCCGCAGCCCACGTCTTAGGGTCTGTCGGGTCACGCGGCGGCCAATACCCCTTGAGCAAATCCTTCATGGCCATCGAAACGTATCCCGCCATCGTGGTCGCGGCCATGATCGTCCCGATGTGCGCGGCGCGGGTCCACTTGCTGACATCGCTGGAATAGCCGAACGCCGCATGACCATAGACCCGCTGCATGAAGGCTATCGGGAAACCTTTGAACTGCATGATGAAGCGCACCACCTCGCCGGCGACGGTTCCGGGCCGCAAGCCGAGCGTCGAAGTTCGGCGCGATCGTGCGTCGGTTTCGATCACGCCGTAGTTGGTCTGGTCCGCCACGAATGACAGAAGCGATTGTTCCAGCTCTTGCCTCGCGTCGTCGGCGGTCTTCCCAAGACCGGCCACAGCTTCATCCGGCAAGAGGCGGATGGCATCCGGGGTGATGTACTCTCGACCGTTGGCCATGCGCGTCTTGGCCTGACGAATGACATCCCATTTGGCAGCATCGATCCCGTATCGGGACAGGGTGTCGCGGTAGAGAGGCGGGAGCTTGTCGAAGGGCAGTTTGGCGCGCATGGCCATTTCGGCCGAGATGGTCCTGCCCGCGACGGCGCGACCTACATCCGTCGCCCATGTGAGGCCGCTGTATTTGAAGAACAGTTCCTGGAGACGCGCCATCTTGCCGAGAGGACCGTCCACGGCGGCGGCGCCATTGACGACGTGCCCAATCAGGCCATCAAACCCCTCGCCAAGCATGTAGGCGATTTCGGCCTGTTCACCCTTGGGACGCCCCTGCATGATGCCTTCGATCTGTGACACGAAGCCTTTCATGAAGCCGGAGCCCCGGAACATCGAGGAAATCCCGACTTGGACAGTATCCGAAGGCAGCGCCGTGATGACGGCACCGCCAAGCTTGGCCATGCTTTCCGTGGCGCGGATATCGGCGGCGATCTTGGCACCGGTCGCATTGACGGGTCGCGAAATGAGGCCAGTGGCGATATCGAGCGCCTGCCGAATCTTCCCGTCGTCGGTACTGAGTTCGGCAATGCGCTTGTTCTTGGTAGCCTCGTCTCCCGGGCCTTCCTTGACTTTGCGCTTCAAGCTCTCGGCAATCGATCCGAACATGACCTCCGGATTGGGTCCAAGCTTGTCCATGACCGCCGCGATGTGTGCGGATCGACGCAAGTGATTGAAGATGCCCGCCGCCGTCGTGCCATAACCGAACTGGTCGCGATAGGCGAGCGCCGCCTCGGCATTCTTGAAGTGCAGAACGCGGGAACGGCCCAGCCGCTTAGCGAGGTTCGCCGGGTTGACGCGCTGGCCCATTTCCTTCGGTGACATCTTGTTCGAAAAGCCGGTAATGATCGTGTCATAGATACCGTCGAGAGCATCCACGATATCCTTTTCAGTGGTCGCCTCCGGAAAGGTGCGCAGGAGATCGAGCTTCGGAAGGATGGCCGTTACCCATGCATCCTTGCCGGCCTGGATCATCTTGATGTTGTCATGGGTCTGCGCGCCAGCCCAGCCATCCAGCTTGCCTATTGAGGCGCCAAGGCGGTTCATGTCGGTTCGGGCGAGTTCGGCATAGGACGCGAACACCTTGGCGACGTATTGAGCGTCCTTGTTTCCGGTCACGCCGGGATTGCCGCCTTCCTTCAACTCAACCATTTCGCGCATGATGTCGGCGTCCAACTTCGGATCGCTGAGTGCCGTAATCAGGTGCGGATTGTCGCGCTGGATTTCGGCCATCATGGCGCCGACATAGCGGGCTTCATTGGCAAGGCGGATCGCGTCAACCGATGCCCTGCCCTGCTCTACCTGTTTCGATGTTCCTTCAAGGATCGCCAGCATGGCGTCACGTGGCTTCATGCCGGCCTTGAGAAAGCCGTTGATCTGGCCATCCAGCCTGTCGCGGACAAGAATGTTCAGGGCGGCGTGGCGGCGCTGTAGCGCAGCGGCGATCCTTGTCCGCTCAGCTTCCTTTTCGGCAAAGGTCGCCAGACGCTCGGCCATGTTGTCGATTTCGCCTGCGGCTTCCATGCGACGCTTTTCATCGAACACGCGCTGGAATGCTTCCTGGATATCTTCGCGGTGTAGGCGATCCCCGGCTGCGGCATTTGCCGCATTGAAGCAATCGTCACCGATTTTCGGACGGATTCTCATAGCAGGCAATTGACCACGGATTTGAGGGCTTCACCCCAGGCGTTTGCCTTTTCGAAGTCGGATGCAGCCTCATCGAGGGCGCGCGCATCGTCTTCCGTCAGGCGACCTTGCGCCTTGAGGTTTTCAATCGATGCCAGTTCCGGGAAGTCCCCGGTCTGCGGATCGACACGGTATTGATCGGCCAACGCCTTCGCGTCTTCCGGCTTGGCGATGCGCGCTTCGGCAGTCTGGCGTTCTGCCGGAAGCGGTTCGGGACGTGGCGTCGTTGCGTCAATGGGTGGTTGCTGCCCACCTTGAGCCGTGGCGTGTGCCAACGTGTTCAACTCGCCAAGGTATTGCCCGATAGGAACCGCCTCGTATTTTGCCGTATTCAGGCGCTCGACCTTTTTGGGATCGTAGGTTTCCATGACGACTTGCTTGGTGGTCTTGTCCCGGATCACCCACGACGCAGTTCGCTCAAGCGACGATCCGCTCGATACTGGCTGCTGAGAAGCGTCCTGCAAAACTGGCGTTTCGACTGTGGCGGCCTTGGCTCGCTTGGCACCTTTCGCAATCTGCGAAGGAACAAGCCTGCCGTCGCTGGTCAGGAACCCAGTCGAGACGGGATCGCCCTGTGCTGCGTATCGATCCTTGAGAGCCGCGGCGGTTTCTCCCGGCGCACCGACATATACTTTCCCGTCCGCGTATACATTGGCTGGCGCAAACCCCGTGTCAGGCACGGCGCCGCCACCGATGGGCAACAAGTTCCCGGCTTTGTCCTGTGCAACGGCGTTGTCGCCGGGCCGAAACTCGGCAGGGATATCACGGACAACCTTGGCAATGCCATCCGTGGAGTTAGGCCCGAGCTTGACCTCGCTGTCGTGAACCATTCCGTCCACGGCCTCGTTCAACGCAAGGCGGCCTTGCTGGACGTTTTCCAGCGTGGATGCGCGATCCGTGAACCGCTCCCGGAAAGTGTCAAAGCCCTTGCCGGCAACCGCGCCTATTCCGCGAAAGACATGCGGTGCGACGCCGCCGATCAGTCCGGCCATGGCCATGTCGCTCAACATGGCCTGCCAGCTTACATCGTCACCGAATTTCGCCCTTGTGCCGGCCGTTACGGCCCCGAACACGCCGGTATTGGCCGCCGCCTCGCCTGCCCCTACCAGTGTCTCGCCAAGGAGGTTCCCGGCCTTGGCCAGTGCCGCCGCCTTTACCTCCGGGCCGAAGATCGGGATATAGTTGATCGGGTCCGCCGCCTGCCCCGCGAACTGTCCGAGGAAGGACGTGATCGGACGCTTTTGCGTGTAGAAGTCGCGCACCTTGCGCTGGTCGTATTGGTAGGCCAGCGATGCCGCGCGCTGCTCCGTCATGGCCGGATCGTATGGGAGCCCGTCGCGATAGTATGCCGACGACTTCCATGCGTCTTCCGTCATGGCCGGCTGCGAACGATCCATCGTTCCAGTGAACCGCTTGATGACGTTGCGCGGCGCGATGAGGTCGTCCAGCTTCTGGACCGTATCCACATAGGCATTGCCGGTCGGCTGCGGCGCGTCGTTGCCGCTTGGCGTCATGAGGTCACGCGCGATGGTGCCAAGGCCAAAGCTGTCCAGTGCGCCGCCTTTAGCTGCCGTCCCGAATGTCGAAGCGGCTGACAGGGGCTGATCTAACGCCGACTGCCAAAAATCGGCCTGTGACATCGGCCTGTAGGACGGGCCTTCGCGGAAGCCGTAGATGTCGCTCATTTGCCCAGTGACCCTATGGGCTTGGTGAGGTCTGTCCATGTCCTCGAAAGGGCATCAAGCACGCCGCCCGACTGCTTAGCGGAATCGAACAATTGCTGCCTGTCCTGTTGGATCTGAGATTGGGGCGTGTCCTTGACGGGAGGAGCTGAGACCGTTCCGCCTACCGGCGCCGTCGTGGCAGGCTGCGGCGTCGCCGGTGGGACCGCTGCGGGCGATGTATCTGGCTTGGGCTGCACCAAGCCACCGACATAGTTTCCAAGGCGCTCGGCTGGCGACATCATGTTCTGATCAGTGAAGATGAGCGGCTTTCCATCAGTTCCCGTCACGGCGGTTCCGGTATAGCCGTCGAAGAAGGCGTAACCCTCGCCCATGTTGCGGAAATAGCCGTTGATGAGAATATCGCTGATGCGATTGGCTCGAATCTGGTCCCTCACCGCATTTCCGCCAGTCGCTCTGCCTTGGTAAAAGCGCGCCTGTGCCTCGTGAAGTGCTTCGGCATAGGCGTCTGCATTTTCAGGACTATCGAACTTCCCGAGGAACTGGCCAGTTTTGTGGTAAAGATCGACAGCCGCCTGGTCTGAGAGTATTTTTCCATCCGGCGATACGGTTGGGATAAGCACCTCTTGGCCATCTTCCTCGAAAGACATAGACCGGACGGTGCTGATAGTCCCGTCAGCATTCTTCACAACGGGACGATCACCAAGATCAATGTTCCCGGGCGACAGAAGACCTTTGAAATCTCCAGACGGGGCAGCGGATGGCGCTTTAAATTGAGATTCCAACGCCGACTTGACGTCTGGCATCACCGAATGAAGGCCGTCGAGAACCTTTCCTTCGTCAGCCGTCGAAGGGACCAGGATGTGCGCATTGACCCGGCTGTCGCCTTCGACCGGCTTAACATCGCCGTACAGGTCTTTGGCTGCACCGGCTACAGCCTCGGGCAGGCTCTCACCGCTGCGCACGCGCAGTTCCACGGCGTTGCCCAGGAGCTTGGCGTCTCGTTGCGCCGCTAGCAGATTAGCCGTCGAGCCATCGCTCAAACCGTAGTAGACATCACCAAGCTGGCCAGCGTCCATGATATCGGACTGGATTTGCTGATTGATGTCGTCGGTTTTGTATGGAGCTTTCCCTGGCAGCTTCGACGGATCGACCATTGCGGCCTGGAACAAGCGATTTGCCGCAGCGGCATCACCTCGCGCGATGGCATTGAACGCGCCCTCCGTCGTGTCTGGCAGCCCTGCTTTGACCATCTGATCGAAGATTGCACGACGCTGCGACGGGTCAGGCGTGGCCAGCAAAAGGTTCGTGACCGCTGAAATGCGATCTTCCTGCGGGCGCGTCTCATCCTTGAATTGAGCGACCGCGCCTTTGGTCATATCGGCCGGGAAGATAGCCGTGCTTTTGATGCCGAGCTTCTGTTGTGCTGCCACGGTCGCCGCAATGGCGGCTTGGTAACCGGCGGGATTGTTGCCAGCCTGATCCCATGCTTGCGCAACGCTTGGGATGGTCCGCTGGACATACGCCACCGGATCAGCTTCGCGCGCCTTGATAACCGATTCCGCTGCGGCCTTGATGGTCTGGTAATGCTTGAGATCGTCAACTGCCGCGTTGCCAGACTGAGACGGCTCTGCCGCTTTTACCAGCGCTTGTATCTGGTCGTTGGGCATCGTCTGCATGGAATAAGCTTGCTGGCTCGCATCCACGGTAGACTGGAATGACTGGAACCTCTGTTCTCCGCTTTGCCCATATGCTGCCACGAATTGATCGCGGGTCGGCATCTGCCCTGAATATTGCCCGGTTTGCATGATGGCGACGGGCGCGTTCTGCGCAGCCGCTTCAATACCGGTTCGCAACTCGACGGCCTGCGATGCGGCAACGCGGTCCGCCTCACCAGCGAGGGAGAGGCGCTTGTCAGGCGGTATCGCAGCGAATGCCGGATCGGCTGCGGGCAGTCTGCCACCGCTTGCAACCTTGTTTGCGAACTGGCCATCGCCAAGGCTTTTCAGACCTTCCCACGTCGAGGACAGGGCACGGCGAACGCCGGCCTGAACGTTCATGTCTGGCGATTTCAGGTCGGTCAGAAGATCGCGACCGGTGCGGGCCTTATAGTCGCTTTGGGCTAGCCACCAAGCAGCCTTGTCCTGATTGGCCGGGGAGAAATCCGTGAGGCCGAGCGCCTTCGCTGCCCGATCCCACGTGGACGGCAGGAACTGATAACGGCCAGCGGCAATGCCGGCACTCCCGCGCTGGCCTTCCTTCGGATGACGCGAGAAGTCGGAGAACGTCGCGCCTCCGTTGATGATATTGTATTTGCCTGCGCTTTCGGTTCCAGCAATCGTGTTGAGAAGCGCGGCGCCCTCCGCTGGAATGTCGCTCGCCGCCACCGCCTGGACAGGTGGTGCCAACCCGAGCGCATCCCTGGCCTTGCCTGCAAACGTCGGGTCCTTGGCGAGTTTCAGCTTGAACAGCGTCTCGCTGGCGCTCGCTTCCCAATTCGTCCGCGCGACATCCTTTTCAAGCGCCGGCAGGCCCGACTTGTCGATGATATCGAGGCCCTGCTGCTTGAACTGGTCGAATGTCTTGGTGTCGTTGGGATCACCGGCCAGCATCGAATTGACGATCTGGTCCTGTGTCTTCTGGACCTGGACCTTGTAGTAGGATTGCTCGCCATTGTACTGGGCAACCGCCATGCGGTTGGAGCCCTGCATGCGATAGAGATTGCGCTTTGCCTCGAAGGTCTGCCGCTGGCTTTCCGGCATCTTCTGCACGTACTGGTCGAAGATCGTATCGAACGCGCCAGGCTTTGCCACCTTGCCGTCCGGGCTGATCTGGCCATAGGTGCTGTCATGCAGCCCGGAAGCATCTTCGGGCGCGTTCTGTATCGCGCTGTCTTCCATGCCGGCAAGCGCTTGGGAGAACTCCTGTTCATGCACCTTGGCGTCGAAAGCGTCTTTCTGGTCCTGCTTTTCCTTCACCCGCATCGCAAGCGATGAAAGGGCATTGCCGGCACCCTGCAAGGCTTCGCCTATGGGCGAGCCTGTCGGGTACTGGACGACGCCGCCCGTATCGAGGCTACGCTGTGCGGTCTGGAGCGGGATTCTTGCCATCAGGAAAACGCCGATCCACCAAAGCGCACGGCGCGGCTCGGATCATAGAGGTTCGTGATGCCGGACACGAACGACGATCCGGCATTGATCAGGCCGCCGACCATGGCGCTCTTGCCCGAGGCGCGAGAAATACCGGCCTGCGTGGTGAGATTGTTCTGGCGAAGCTGCGAGCCATACTGAATGGCGGCGATATCCAAGGCACCCTGTTGCGCATTGGAAGACAGAACTTCGGTTGGCGATCCGCTGAATGCGACGCCGGAAGCGCCGACCTGTGCGCGCGCATTGGCCGCGACGAGTTCCTGTTGCCGACGTTCCTTCTGCGCCTCATAGGCAGAAGCCTGCGCATCGGCGCGCGCCTGTTGCTCATAGGCGGCGGCCTGCGCCTTGGCGGCCTGATTGGCCTGGACACCCTGCACGACCGAACCGGCTGCCGAGATGCCCGCGCCTACGATGGAGAGAAGCGCAAAGGTGCACATGGTCAAGGCTCACTGTCAAAAATGGGAGTCAGTCCGCGAATTGTGCATGGCGTCGGGTTCACATGGCGGATTTCGACTTTGCCCATGCCTTCCCAACTGTCATCGATAGGGACTGCAACATTGCCGGTGAACAGGCTTATGGTGCCGTCAGAAGCGACGTTGGTCGGTAGCTTGACCGGCTCCCATGCTCCGCGCATGAGGCTGCGGATGGTCAAGCCGCTAAGGTCGGTTTCGAACAGCGAAAGGATCACTGCCGACACCTTCTTGCGGCGCCCAAGCAGCGACCCGTCCTTGCCGCCAACGTCCAGCTCCAGCGTATCGGCAAGGGCCGTTACCGGCAGGCCCACTGTGGCCTTGGTCGTGGTCGCGCCGCCGGGGAGCGTCACGCTTCCGCCTGAGACAGTCAGGCCGCGATAGACCTTGTTGATTGCAAGCACATCGACCGTCTGCCCTTCAAGATGCGACAAGCCAGTCAGGGTTCCCGTGGCCGCGCCGGAATAGGACAGCGCGCAATCGACCTGGACCGCATCTTCAAGGTCGGCATATTCGAACGGCGGCTGCATGACCTCGATGTATCGCTTGGTCGCACCGTTGATCGTGCGGCGCACCACCAACCACACATCGTCAGGTCCGTTCTGGCCTGGCGTGACGACACAGCGCTCGATCGCTGGCCATGAGGACCCGGAAAGAGCCCCGCCGGCCTTGTGGCGTGTCACGCCGCGCACTTCCTGATCGGCCTGAAGCGTGTAGCAGCCCAGTTCGCCGGTATCGACCGGAAACCAGATGAAGGGATCGGGATCGCTTTGGAAGCCGAGTTCGATCACGCCCTTCTTGGGAATGTGTTCGTTGACGACGGCAATGTCGGACGATGCAAACCGTCCCGCATTGTCGGCTACCAGTTCGGCCAGTTGACGACGGCTGCGGGTCACGTACACGAATGACGATCCGGCATCGACCGGTGCAATGCGCGCCGCGCCGTAGGTTCGCGACTTGCGGTTCTTGAAGGACGATGGCGTCAGGGCTTCGTCAATGCCGGACCCGGAAAGAGCGCGAATGCCGCCAGCCGTGGCGATGATCAATGCGCCGTCCGAATCCTCGATCCACACGATGTCATTGGCCTGGCCACCGCCGGCCTCAAGAAACTCCAGCGCATCATCGTCCTTTTCGCCCACGGCGAAGTTGGTGAAATCGCCGGTCTTCGACGCGTTGATGCGACGTGACTTGCCGAAGGAAAGGCGCTCTTCGAACACAGTCACGCTGTCGGGCCATCCCGTTTCGGTTGACCATGCGCCGAGGCGCCAGTTGACGATTGGCGATGTGTCCGGCAGCACCTGGCCATGCATGCGGACGGTCACGACCGTGGCAGACGTGCGAGAGACTATCTCGGCCCAGCGATAGAGTGCGTCGCTGCCCAGCAGCCGTATTGCCCTGCCAACATCCGTCGTCTTGAACCCCGCACCGTCGTTGATGCCCGTGGTTGACGATGCCGTGAGGTTGAACGGGGTCTGATCGCTTGCCGCCTGATGAAGGCTGATCTCGGCCATCGTCGTGACGACGCCATCCGTGCCGCCGCCACCGCCGAACAGAAACCTGTAATAGCGGAAGGATGCTTCGTTTTCGAAATCGTAGTAGCGGGTTTCGGAACCGATCCACCCGGACTGCGATGTTTGCGCGTCTAGCGTCGCCCAGGTCGATCCATCACTGGACCCTTGGAAGCGCCACTGTGACGGCATGTCGCCCGTGCTGCCGTTATCCGCAGGAGCCGTCAGCCCATATGCATCAACGACCTTGCTGACGCCGCTGCCGAAGTCATAGGTGACCGTCGCCGTCGAACCGGTGCCGATGTTGACCTGTGTTGCGTTATCCTGGTCGAACAGCTTGTAGCTGTCGGTGCCGCCATCGCTGGACGACACCGTGCCGCTTGGCGTGGTGTTGTCCGTCATAAGCGGCGTTGCCGAACCCGTTTTGGCTGGCGTCAGTGTGGTCGATGTCGTGTTGATGTCGAGATAGGGGCCGTCCTCGACAGTCAGCGTCGCCAGCGTCCACGTCGTGTTCGACTCTCTGGTCAGGGTTCGCGTTTGATAGGCGGGATGCGCGATCCACATCACGTCGGCGGACTGATAGAAGAACAGGTCGTCAAGGTCAGCCGTTGCCCATGGGGACACCACCTCAACCGTGCCAACGCGCGCGCCGTACGCATAGACGCGAATGTAGAGGTTACCGAATTCGAGACAGTAGGCTTGATCGGCACTGAATATGAACGGAATGAGCCTGACCGCACTTGCAGAGCTTTTGACCTCGCCAGCAAAATAGGTGCACCCGCGCTTGCGGATGCCGCCATGAGGCATGGTGATGAAGTTCTCGCACAGTGACAGCGCGGAGCGATAGAAGTCCAGCGACGCGCGCGCATGCAGGCGCGGCGAGACTTCGCCCCGAACAAAGCTGTCCTGGAGAGGATAGAGCGCCATCAGGCCCGCCAGTACCGACAATCGCCACGGGCGAGCGCCCATGAGCCGAGATAGAGATTGCCCTGACGCCGCATGGCATTCATTTGCAGCGCCGAAGCCAGCGCCGTTTCATAGGCCGCCTTGGCCTGGTCCAACATCGATTGCTTGTGCGTCAGGGGAACGCAAATCTTGATGGCGAGCGCTGAGGAAAACACATCCACGAACAGCGGCGGCCAGTCGGCGGGATCGTCCACGTCCTGCACGTAGCGAACAATGCGCGGACTTTCCTGGTCGGACAGAATGACCGAACCTTCCTGACGCCAGGAAATCGGCTGACCAGTCGGCTCGCCATCATAGGTCAATGGAAAGAGCCGCAGGCAATCGGAGGGAACGGTGTAGGACCAGTTCAGCGTGCCGTCACCCGACCCGGTATCTGTTCCAGTAAGGCTTGCTGACGTGATCGCGAAAGCCCAATCGTGCTTTGCAAGCTCGACCTGGCGGGTTTGCGCGAAATGCAGTTTGCACAGGCGCGCTGCTTTCACGTCATCAGCGATATCGTCAATCGGCGCCTCATCGAGGACGTTGATCGCGAGATTGGCAACGTCCGTCTCGGTCAACGCCATGGGTCACGCCTTCACGAAATAGCGGTGCTTGCGCGGTCGGCCGCGACTGTCATAGACCGGCAGGGCATCGTTGCCCGCCTGGAGCTGCGCAGCGGCACGGAAAGCACGCCTTGCCTTCGACCGCTTGTCGGGACCGGGCACGTCGCGCTTGGGCTTTCGAGTAATCATGGTGCCTCGCAAGGAAAAGCCCCGGGCAGCGAACCGCCCGGGGCTGTGGTCATCAGGACTCGGTGGTCTTGACGGCGATGAACGTCATGTTCTTGACGCTCGAAGCCGTGCGATCCCAGTTCGCCGCCGTGGCCAGTTCGGCATCGGTCGGGAACTCGTCCGCGACGGATGCGGCCAGCCAGCGCGTGCCGGGCACATGCGGCACGAAGTGACGACGCGAAACCAGTTCGGTGACGCCGCCGCCATGGCCTTCGCGAGGCTTGCGGTCGCGCTCCAGAGGGCCGCCTTCCGTGTTGACCGGAAGCTCGTTCCACATGATCGCACGCGGCTTGAACATGAACGCCGTGTAGACGCTTCCCGAAACGGGAATGTCGTCATCGACCACGCAGCGCAGGCCCATGTAGTACGGGATCAGCATCCCGCCCTGCTGCGAAGACGGCACGAAGTCGATGAGATCGAGTTTCTTTAGCGCCTTCATCTGCTTGGAGTGCATCCACCACGTCGAAAACTGGTCGGCGCGGTCGCCCATGAGATAGGCGGCGTCGATGGCGTCCGTTTCCGTAATGGAAGCGCCAGTCGTCAGCGTCATGTCGCTGGAGTCGTTGGCAACGTTGTCCGCGATGACGCCCTGTAGCATCTTGATCAGGGACAGCTTGTTGGCACGCTGCCAATAGTCCGTCTGACGGTTGACGATGACCCTGAGCGGATCGTCGCCGGCCAGGATCGACACGAGGTCCGTAACGCCCCACGCCTGAGCGCGAACGTTGCGGGCCGCAGCCTCCCGGCGCGAACCGATCTTTTTCATTTCGATCGAATCGGTCGGGTCGTCGTTGACCGGCTCGGACGGATCGTTGCCGAGGTCTTTCCAGCCGGGCATATCGACAATGCGACCGCCCATGCTGAGTTTGCTCGAAACCATCGGGTCGTTGTAGAGAACGCCGGCCTGGAAGATTTCGAGGGACTGCACATGCGCCTCGAAAGAGTACTGCGCATACACAGAGGGGATGATTGCGTCCTGGAGTTGGACCCAAGCGTCTGCCATTTTCGTCTACCTTTTCTGGGAAGGCGGCGACTAAAAGGGGTTGTTCGGCATCCAGAGGTCGGGGTTTTCTCCCGCCTCGCGAGCCAGTCGCCGCGCACGTTCGGGGTCGCGTTTGACCAGGGCAGAGATCGCAGTCATGTTGCGTGCGCCGTTGGCATCCTTCTTGAACGGGTTTTCCCCGGAGAAGGCTCCGCCTTCGGCCAGCGTGTCTTCCTTGAACATCGCTTCACCGATGGCCTGAAACGCCTTGGCGATCCGAGGATTGGTGAGCGTGCCGTCAGGAAGGAGGATGCCGCTTTCCTTGTAGGCATCCACCAGATCGAGCTTCTTGATCGCCCTGTTGGCCATTTCGTGCTTGGCCTTGAATGTCTCGCTGTCCACAGGGCCCCAGTCTTTCACAAGCGCTTCGTGCGTTCCTTCGACGGCTTGAGCGACTTCGGCCTGTCTGGCCATCGCCTGGTCCGCCATGAACTTCACGAACTTGTCGTGATAGGCCTGGGCTACCGTCTTCGAAGCGCCAGCCTCTGCCGCCCATTGCTTGGACGCATTGGCAAGGTCTTCCGAATAGGGCAGGTTTTCCGGCAACCCTTCCGGGCGCACGTATTCGATCTGGTCCGCTGCCGTCACAGGACGGATATTGTCGGGAAGCTTGGAAGTGAACTTCTCCCATTCTTCCTTCGGTGCATCCGCCGCAGGGACGGTGACTGCGGTGCCCAGCCTCTGTTCAAGGCTGCGAGCCGCCGTCACAACATCGTCTGTGGTCTTGTACCCTTTGGTCTCGACCCACTTCCGGGCGCCTTCATCTTGAAGACCGGAAAAGGGACTTGCCGGTTCGGTGGCAGACCCGTTGGCCACCTCACCGTTTGGCTGTGCAGGGGCGCCCGCCGGCGGGGTTTCCGCCACGGACCCGGCTTCCGCCTGATCTGTCATGAGATTTTCCTGGTTTGCGGTTGGAATAGATGGACCGGCTACCGCAGCGCCGGCCCCTCACCACGCCATTGCGGCGCGATTACGCGTTGTCACCCCACAGCTCGAACAGGAGCGTCAGGGTGCCAGATACCGTCAGGGTTCCGTCCGCATCGATATCGGTAGCGGTGGGGAACGCGACGTTGAGATAGATGGCCTTTGCCGCGCTCGTACCATCGAAGGTTGCCGCAGCGGCGAAATCGGCCGCCTGCGCGGTTGTGTAGGCCGATCCGGTGCCGTCGAGCGTCTTGTCCTGCTTGGCGATGAAATCGACCATGGTCGTCGCCAGCGTCGAACTGGAGGCCGCAGCCGACCCAATGGACCAGTCCATGGCCGCGCTGTCATTGATGGTCGAAGCGCGCGTCGTGGTGACGGCGAAGGCCAGCGAGGCCGTTCCGCCCTTGAGCCTGACCTTGCCTTCCTTGAAGGTGAATAGCTTCTGACTGGCATAGGCGAGCGCGTCGGTGACAGTGATCGCCATGTCCTTGAGTGTGAAGACAGCCCTGTAGGAACCGCCCTGCCCGTCGATCTTGACGGTAAGGCCGGTTGCCGGGGCGACTGCGCCCGCCGCGCGAGCAGCGGCGCGTTGAAGGGTTCGCGGAAGTCCACGTGCCATAGTCGTATTCCTTCATTCTTGGGAGGGATTGTCCGGCTAAGCCAGCCGTGGGCGTCTCAGCGACCCGACTCCAGCCGGGCCGCCTTCTCCAGTTCGACAAGCCTGTCTTCGCTCATCGTCAGGAAATCCATGATGTGCTGCACCACCTCGGCACGCGCATTGCTCAAGGCGCTGTGCAGTTCAAAGCCTTGTGGCGTTTTGGTCTTGGCGATCCACTCCCCGTAGGATGGGCGCCTGAAATATCCCGCCGAGGCAGCCAGGTCGGTGAGGACCATTTCGCCATCCTCGCCCGAAAACACACGAACATAGGCCTTGGCCAGCGCCAGGTCGGCAGCACTCGGCCCCCGGCCTTGCGAGGCGCGCGCAAACGACTTAGCCATTGCCCTGCGGCATCATCTTGGACAGCGCGTCGGTCAAGCCGCTGTTCTGTGCCTGGATCGCAGCCGGCACCCCGTCCTTGGCCGCCGCTGCCGCCTGTGCAATGCCTGCAATGCCTGCCTGCGATTGCTGCGCGGATGCCCTTGCTTGCCTGATCTGTGCGATCTCGTCTTGGGTGCGGAGCAAGCGCTGCGGCGCGCGGCTGGCGTTCTTCTTGATGCGAATATACTCGTCAGGGTCGATGTTATCGAGGATCGACGGGTCCTGTGCCGCGCCAGCGAATTGAACCGCAGCGGTCACGACAAGATCGGCATCCTTCGATTCCGCAGCCTTGCGCAGGATGTCCAGCGGGCTTGTGAAGGTCGGGCGGATGGTCTTGCCGGCCAGGCTGTCAGGCGGAAGGAACCGGCTGTCCGCGTCGTAAAGGCCCTTTTCTTCGAGGATCGACATTTCGCGATCCAGATTGGAAGCAAAGCCGGATTGAATGATCGACCCAGACGGCCCGAGCAACGCGCCCTTTTCCTCTGCCCGGATCAAGGCTTCGGTCGCGGTCATGTCGGGATTCTGGACCAGCACCTGAAACAGGTTCACGAACAGCATGTCCCGGATTTCCTCCGCGCGCTGCTGCGCATATTCGAGCGCCGGCTGCGGATTCTGCCCCACATTGATCGCCTGGATAAGTGGCCGCCCCTGATCGTCTATCAGGCCCTCGTAATTCTGGCCCGGATTCAGAACCGGCACGAAGTCGAGATTGGTTTTCGATGCCGTCGCCGGGTCAGTGATCTGTTGGAGCGCTCGCAACCCCGTGCGACGGACAGCGTTGATTTCACGGATCGTCGTCAATGCTTCGATGGTCGGAGAAATCCCGTATGTCTCACCCTCGTAGCGGCGCCAGTTGAAGCACGAGACGGGGAAGCTCTGGAACCCGCCCTCTTTGGCGACGAACTCCTCCTCCTCAATCACGTGGACTGATTCAAACGGCGAATCCAGATAGATGTGCATGCCGCCCGCCTCGTAGAGCTTGCGCTCACTGCGGGGACGGATCGCCTGGATGAGGCAAATCTTCTGGTCGCACTTGGTCGGATCGTCTACCAGCGACTTGATCTTGGCCGGCAGTTTCTCATAGCCGACGAGCTGCGCAACCTGTCGCGCCGTGCGCTCGTACTTGCGATGGAACGTGTCGACAATGCCCCAGCGGTTGCGCTTGATATAGCCTTCGACCACCGGGACCGACGAATAACGGATCAGCGTCCCGTCGAAACCTTCCTCCGCGTAGAGATAGGCCGGGCCATAGCGAACCACGTTGCGCAGCACCGATTGCGCGGACGGCACGAAATTCGAGCTTGGCGAATACCGGATCAGGAACAGGAAGTCGCGAAGGCCTTCCGCCCATTCCCGCTCCTCGTCCGTCTCCTCGTCGTTGATCGCCTCCGTCGAAAGGCCGTGCCACTTTTCAGACTGCGGAATGATCAGGCTTTCAAGCCCTGCGGCAAGACGGTTCGCGGCGCTGTTGATGGTGTTGTCGTACACCTTGGCGCCACGACGCTCCTGCCGTTCCGCCTGGTTGGATCGATAGGTCAGACGGCTGGAGAACACGCTGGGAGCATCCGGGTCGCAGAACTCGGAAACCTGTTCCCACACACGCTCGTATTCGCAGCGCTCGTCTTCCATGGACGATTGCTGGCTCAGCACGTCCCTTGCGCGTTCGTCGGCCATCAGGAAGCCACCTCAAGGGTAAACGCAAGATCGGACGTGTGGCCGTTGGCATCGGTCACGGTGATGACGACATCGAACGTCCCGCTTTCGGTCGGCGTGCCGCTTACCTCGCCCGTGTCGGCATCGACATCGAGGCCAGCCGGAAAGCCTGTCGCGGAATAGGCATAGGGTCCAACGCCCTTCGATGTGGACACGGTAAACCCGTCATAGGCGACATTGATCGTCGCCGTGGTCACCGGCTCGCCTGCTATCGCAAGCCCGGCCCGGACGCGGCGGTTGGCGATGGCCCGCCATACCCACCACGGCCAGCCGCGATTGCGGAAGGTGCGCTTCATTGCGGTCATCAGACGCCTAGCAACACGCGTTTCTTGGTCTGGACATCAGAGGCGGAAAGATCGGTCTTGACCGTTCCCGCCGTGCCGGAAGAAGCACGAAGCTGTGCGACGGCATCAGCCTGGCGCTGCTGGACTGCCGCGTCCGATACGGTGGGCGGCGCGGGCAGCGGCGGCGGTGAAGGGGGTTTAACGAAACACATTCCAGCTTTCCCTTGTCCAGTCGAACAGCTTGAAGTCCTCGCCGTTCTTGCCGAAGCGAGGCAGGCGGCATCTTTCCGTGGCGCCGAGCTTACGAAGCCATCGTGACGCCAGATCGTTGTCGGCGCTTGGCCGTGCCTCGACCCGCCATGCTTCACGTGAAGCCACGTCAGGGCCTAGAACGGCGAAGAAGAAGCGCGTGATCTCCGGTATGCAGCGCGGCATCTTGCGCGTGCCCCAGGACCATGCCTCCCAAAGCCCCGGCCTTTGCTCGATCGCCCCGAACGCAGCCTCCGGGTTGCCGTTCAACTCCGCCACATAGGCGAAGCCCTGCATGCAGCGCAGCGCAATCAGCGGCGCGTCCCATTCGGCCATCTGGCATTCGATTTCGTTGCGGTCGGCAGGGCGAAGATTGCCAAGGATGTAGGTCAGATCGCGAAGGCTCCCGCCAGCGATGCGGACTGTCATGCCGCGACGAGCTTGCGCCTTGACCTCACATAGGAGGAGCCGTCCGGGTTCTCCCTCTCCAGAACAAGTTCCAGATGCTCAAACCGCACAGCTTGCCCCATGGCGTCAGAGGCGAGTTCAGAAGCCTTGGCCCAGTATTCGTCTGTGCTTTCCACGCATGCGGTGCTGCCGGCGGGCACATGCCATGCCTGTGAGTGCACGATGCCAATCCTGTACCGGTCAACCTTCATCGGTAATCTCCCAACGGATCGGCCATGCGGGTCGATTGCTGCCGCGCAGCCTTGAACTCGGCAGGATTAACGATGGAATGCCGCAGCATCATCACGCCGTAGCGCGTGGCTGACATGAGGTCGTCGCCTTCCTTCACCACCTTGCCGTCCTTGCGATGGTAAAGGCGAAACTCCTCGAACCATTCGTTCAAATGGCTGAATACCTTGAACCGGCCCGTCTGCATGCGCTCCAGCATGTCGAACAAGCCCGCCTCGACACCCACAGAGCCATCCGGGAACGTCGCGTGGGAGCCGAGCATGTTCAGCCCGTTCGCGCGATATTGCTTCGACAGAGGCTCACCGCTGTCTTTCGAATGCTGCAATCCGTCATGCGGCCATGCCCACGGCAACCATTCGCCCCAGGCCCTCACATTGCGCACGTGATCGAGCGGCGTTTGCTCGCGAGCCCGGAAGCAGTGCGTGACGTAGATCACATCGCCTTCGCTGTCATAGGACAGTCTGACAGCAGCGAACGGGTGATCCCATCCGAAATCCATGGCGCCGATCTGTGGCCAGAACCTCGGTAACTTGAACGCATCGACCGAGATGTCAGCTTCGGCCACCGGGAAGATGCGGCCGGAGCCAAGGATCGGCACGCCTTTGGTGCGGGCCTCTCGTTCATGCGGAGGGTAGCTCGCGATGATCCGCGCCCGTTCCTCCGGCGGGATATGCTCCGCGTCCTCTATCGTCATGTTCGTGTCGTGGCGATCGGGGGAGTTTTCCGTCAAGAACCGCCTCACCACGTTCGACATGCCGAGCAATGGGGTGAACGTCATGAACGTCATGCCGCCCGTGGCATTCGTTCGGGTCAGTCCCTCCATGTAAATATCTTCCGGCGGCTCCTCATCGAACCACACGCCATCCAGTGTCGCCGCCTGCCATCGTTCGCGGCCCTGGTCATAAGTCTTGAACACCAGCCGGCTTTGATCGCCGCTTTCATGCTGGACCGTCACGCTGTCCACGCCGTCAGCGACGCCGCGCGATGGCGAGATGTCAACGATGGCCGCCTTGGGTATTGTCCCCGTGCCACGATCAGAGGGCGGCCCTAGCAACAGTTGCGCGACGGAATCGCGGACGGATATGCTGTCCTTGCCGCCTGCCCACCATGACACGCCGCGATCCCAGCGCCGTCCTTCCCACCATACAGGATAGCGACCCGTCAGATGGATCGCCAGTTCATAGGCTCCGCAGTATGTCTTGCCGAGCTGGTTGCCTGCCCTGAGAAGCCGCTCGCGATATTTGGCCCCTGCGGCGTGAAACGATGCCTGCTTGGCGTACGGCTTGTAGGACTTGAGCCGGTTAGTGAGATGTCGGCGCTGTCTCTCCCTCTCCAGCCTGATCAGCAGTGCCGATATTTGACTTGAGGAAAGCGATGGCAGCATCGAGAGATTCGTCATCGAAATCCTCGATCTTGTTTGTCAGGTCAGCCGTCATGGTCAAAGCCTTGCCGTAGCCGCGATCGATGATCTCGCTGGCAGCCGTCAAGCGCACCTTCGGGTTTTCATCGTCCAGCGCATCGACAAGCACCTGGAGCGCCTTGTCTCCGTATTCGCGAGCCTTGGCTGCGATGCCCTTTGGCCTGCCGCCGGGGTTGCCCGACTGCCCTTTCTGGAATGGACGGCCTACCATGCTGTTGCCTCGCTGCTCTCAGCGCTTACTTCGCGCCCTTGTCGGACTGCTTCTGTGTCGTGGTTGCGTCTATTGACGGGAAGCCGAAGCCGCCGGCCTGTTCTCCCGCTCCACCACGTACCATGCCGATCTTGACGCCCGCCGGAACGGTCTCACGCTTGTAGCCTTTCGGCAGGCTGTTAGGCTTGCCTTCGATGATCGCGATGTTGGACACGACTTCGGTGCCGTCTTCCTCGACAAGGATCGTTGCGTAACGTTCGGCCATGGTTAGTTCCTTTCTTGGGTTGCAGCACTCACTGCACCGTCACCAGTTCTATCTCTGCGCCTTCGCGGTCATCGGAGCCGAAAGCCTCGTATGCCTGATGAACGCCTTCGATGAGGTCGAGCATGCAGTCGATGCCATGGCGGGAGGCGAACTGTGTCAGGGCTTCGATGATGAGAGAGGCTTCCGTGTTGGGGTCCATCAACGGCACCTCGGGTTACTCAGCCACTCATGCATGGTGCAGGGGTTGGGATCGGAGAGGCAGGAGGACAAGGCCATGAGAAAGGCCAGGGCAAGGAGCTTAGCCGCCATTGCGAAGTTCATTCAGCGCTTGCGCGGTTTGCGCGGCGACAAAGCCGTTGAGGGCGATGCAAACGTGCACTGTCATCACTTCGCCTAACAGCACTACCTCCCAGCCGCTCCGAGTTTCGCGGGCGACGTACTTGGCGTTACCCGCCATTGCCTTCGCGCGCGGTTGCCATGCTGTCAGTCCTTATGCGGTGGAAGGGTGCGAGGCGGAACCAGCCCTAAGAGCTTCAACCGGCACGAATGCCTGTGGGTCTTTCGGGGTTACTCGTTTGGCTGGCGCTACTGGAAACCCTTGTTCGCTTCCGCCCATTTTAAATGATTGCGGGCATATACAGCCCAAAGGGCAATATTCATCGGCAGCAGGCCCCACGCCCCGGCCGCGCAAATCCACGTCAGCCAAAGCGCCTGATTGCCTAGGCCGATCAACCATGCGTAGCGAGCCTTGTTGCCCGCCATGATCGTCATGTAGATCGTGATCGCAGAAAGCAGCCACGGCATGTATGTGACGATTGCCTGCATGCCGCCTCGCATCTCGATAGCCAGGTATCATCCTTGCTGGATTGTGATACCTAAGGGACCGTCCTAAGCGGTTGGAATGAAGAAAGGCCGCTCGAGCTATCAACTCGGCGGCCTTTCGCTGGACACAGTTCCGACTGTGACCAGCAATGTCAGAAATGCATGATTTGCCTTGCCTCGTCAAGCCACCTTCCAATGTCTCGCCAGTGCATTGCACAGGATGCGCAGGCTTCCGACTAGATGGCTGAACGGCTGGTCGCGGAGGATGCAATAGTCCAGCGCAGCCCACAGGTTCTCGGACCTGTTTTCGTTCTGTGCTTCTTGGATGGCCTTGCGAGCCTCGCGGTAGCTTTCGTTCACCTGACGCGCCCACTCCTCGACAGCTTCGATGTCGGCATTGCCGCCGGGCCTGTGATCGTACTGCGCACCCTCGGCCTGCACCACCTTGAGGCGGTCGTTGTGCAGTTCGAGAAACCGCGTGGCAGCGGCATACTCGCGTCGGTCAAGACATTCTGCCGGGCGGCGCTGGTCGCGCGGGCCGCGCTTCTCCCATGCCTGATACTGCATGTGCAGCCTGCCGATGAAGGTTGAGGCGAGCTGGTTCTTCGCGTCCAGCATTGTGATGCCGAGCATTTTTGCTCTCGCCTCCAATGCTATCTTGTCAATTGGTTCGCGCGCCCTGGATATGCGCCCGTTCGGCTCTCGATATGCCGCCACTTTCGGCTTGCGCCCCGCCTTCGCCATGCTGTCCCCTAGTCCTTGGTGTTGCGGATGGCGGCGGCGATGTGCTCTCCTTCGGAAGGGAAAGCGTCATTCGATTCCGCAATCTTGGCCGCGCGCTCCCGCTCCCTTTCCGCGCCGCGGTGTTCTGCGTCCGATAAGGCGAGAGCAATTTCCATTGCAAATGCCTTACTGCGATACGGACGAGCAAGTGGGTGCTCCATAAGCTTCCGCGCCTCGTCCATGATCGCTTGTGGGATGGTCATGGGGTGATGTCCTTTCCGGGGTGATTGCCGCCGCGCCGAATGACCCGCAACGTCCTGCCTTGAGCAGCACGCTTTGCCGGATAGGCCAGCGATCCGTGAATGATTGACGTGTGATCCCTGCCGCCTAGAGCGCGGCCTATTTCCGGCAGCGAACGACCACTGAGACGCACGGCCCAGTACATAACCGCCTGCCGCGCAAACACGACATGACGGGATCGGCTGCTGCCCATGATTTCATAGGGCTTGATGCCGGTGGCGAGAGAGATGCGGCGCAAGATGGTCTTGACCGGGACGCGCCGAACCTGAACCTTATCCGTCTCGGCGCGAAGCTTCCGCAGGGCATCGTTGGCCTTGGCCATGGCGTCGTTGGCTTCCCTGCGGCGCGCTATGAGGGCTGCGCTCTCGGCAAGGACATGACGCTGTTTTGCTGCCAGCATCGCCTCCCGTTCGCGGAGGAGCTCCTCACGGCGCTCTAGCTCCCTCATCCTGCGCTCGTCGTCCCTGCGCTTGGCGTACACAGACCGCAGAAAATCGGGGTTATACCCAATCGGTCGATCGGAGATATCCATGTCGGTCATGCTCAAGCGATCCTCTTGAAATTTGACGGGATGGGTTGATCCGGAACGCCGGCGATAGCCTCGTCTGTCATGCCGTAGCGAGCGCGGGTTTCGGCACGCTCCAGTTCTTCCCCCGATTGCTTCTCCGCCTGGTATCCAGCAAGGAACTTGCGATAGGCCGCCTGTTGCCGTGCAATGGCTTCCGGGGTGCGCGTGGTGATCCTATTGTTCTCTTGGCGCTCCCGGAGATAGCGTTGCTCGCGAAATTCGCGCTCACGCTGCCGCTCGTGCCACTCCATGGCCTTGTCGCACTGGATGCGAAGCTCTGGCGGGCTTGGGAAAAAGGCGTGTGACAGGCCGCCCTTGAGTATCGACCGGACGGCTTCGGCAAGCCCGTAGCGCGTCACACCCTCAAGGGCGATGTAGTACGACGCCTTGTCGATTTGCTGGTTGACGGACTCACGAGCCGGCAATCCGCCGAGCGAAACCAGGGCTTTGATCTTGTCCTCTTGCGAGGCGAGAGCCCAAACGTCGATCCTGTGTGCTATCTGGTTCATCGATAATTCCGTAGGCTATGGCCTCGTCTGTCCAAATGCTGGCTTGGGTTGCCTTCTTGGGCGGTTTGTCGGGGGGTTTGAGCGCAGCCGTGATCCACGACACCGGGTCGCCAATGCGCTCCCTCTGCGCCGTCGTTATTTTCGCCATGATGGCCGCGCAATCGTCCTTGGTGGCCTTGGACCACATGCCGATAAGCTGCCGGGCGGCGCCGTCTGTCTTGCCGCTGATGGCTTTGAGGATGGAAACACCTTCCGACCAAAGCTGTTGTCGAGGATCGACCGGCGGAGCCGCGTCAGAACCGCTAGGTTCTGAAAAGTTACTGGTTACAGGTGGCACGCCCGTATCAGTGCATTTGCTTGGGGAAGTGCTATGCACTTGCTCTGCACTTGCATTGCTCTTGCTATTAGAATGCCGTTCTTTCGCTGCTAGTCGCCGTTTTTCGATGATCTCATCAGCCTTTGCGAGTTCGGCGTCGATGCGTTTGTGGTGCCACCCCTCTTCGAAAAAAGCGGCGATGACATCCCGGCTTTCGGCCCACTGATCGGGAGAGAGTTTCGCGTAACGCCGGATCAACCCTTCATCCGAAGGAAGGCCGCCGTCGCGCCAGTATTTCATGATGAGAAGAAGATAAGCACCATGCTCTGACGCGTTCAGATGATCCGTGTCGCGGATATAATCATCGATGTGGAGCGGCATCCATGCTCGGTTGCTCATGCAGCCTCCAGCACGATACGGACCTTGCCGCCCTTGACGGGGATGCCCCACGCAGGAGCTTGGGGAAGGAAGCACTTGTCGTTGATGCCGATGGCGTCTGCGATGCCGTCGAGATACGCCTTGCAAGCGGCGTTCATGTTATCGAGGTCGCGGTAGCGCTTCACCAGAGGCGGGAAGAAGATGCACGTGACTTTGATGGCCTCAGCGTCTATCTTGCCGATGCGCTTTGCGAGAATGTAGGCGTCTGCTCTTGCCTTCTTGGTGGCGTTCCATTTGACCATGTGATGCGGGCGCGCGTTCGGATGCAGCGGCTTCGCCGGCCATGGCAGTTCGATGGACATGCTGGTGGCCATCAGGCGGACTCCCCACCGAATAGAGGAAGCCGTTCCGCCTCAAGCCGAGCGGCGCAAAGAGGATTTATCCAGAGGACCTCAGTTCTCTTAGAGGCACCATCCGCCAATGCTTCGCGCTCGACCCGCTGCCAATCATGCAGCGCATGATCGTATAGATCAGTCGGATAGCCGGACAGCACGACCATACCCTCAAGCCCCCGAAGAAAGACGAGAAGCGCGGCATGGTCGTCGTCTGTTAGTTCGTGTGCATAGTCTTTTGACAGGTCGGCGCGGGTCGAAAATACGTAAGGCGGGTCAACGTAATGCAGCGTGTCAGGGCAGTCATGTTGAGCCATGACAGCCTTTGCATCCTTGCTTTCGATCGTCACGCGCGAGATTCGTTCAACGACAGTGGCAAGGCTGTCTGGATAATTTCGCCAATCATGCGCCGGCGTTGTTCCGGAACGATTGCTGTTGGCTCGGAATCCTGTGACCCGATTGTGGCCATTTGATCCGAACCCCATAAAGGATCTGATGACCAGCCTGCGCGCCCGTTCGATTGGCTCGGCAGATGCCTCATAGGCTTCAATGAACTCTTGCCGCGAAAATGGCGTGAGTGTGAGTAGCCTTACAAGCTCAGGCCCCAGTTCGGAGCGAAGCACACGAAATAGATTGACGACCTCCCCGTCTAGGTCATTCCAAATTTCGGCGTATGCGGGGTCTTTGCGCATCAGGACAGACCCTGCCCCGCCAAATGGCTCAACATAGACGCGATGTTTGGGGAAGTGGCTGATGATCCAGGGGGCCAGAAGCCATTTCCCACCATGCCATCGCAGAACAGGCCTTGTAGGTTCCATCACCGCCCCGCCAGCCGTACGAGCGCAGCAGCAAGAGCAATCCAGATCAGGATGCTCATGATGGCGACGAAGCCCCAGACAAGGACGATGCCCAGCCGTGATGCCGGTATGTCCACGCCCCGCAGATCGTCCGCGAAGTCATGCTCCTCGAGGTCGAGGGCTGCATTGAGGTCCGTGGTGAGATGATCGCGAGGCATGGTACCTACTCCGCAAGCGCGAGGGAAATGGGCTTCAACGCGGCCATGTCCGAAGCAATGACGGCTTCGGCTTCGGCGATGGCGAGCTTGACGCGGCGGCGGTAGTCAGCCTCATCCTCGCCAAGCTCTTTCATCGTCTCGGCATGGCGACGGCGTTCGTCGGCGCGCTCCTGTGCCAGCCTCGCCCTTTCCGCCTTTTCCTGGCGCTTGATCTCGGCAATGCGGTTGTGGAGATAGGAGACTTCGGCGCGGAGGAAGTCGCCGCGCATGTCCAAGCCTTGAAGCTTGGGAAGCTCCAGCGTCAGTTCGAAGTCGTCGGCGTCGGGGATGGCGTTCATGGTTACCACCCCAAGCCGCGCATGACGGCGTATTGAATGGCCAACCTCAACAGGACGACGGCAGCAAATCCGCCGATAAAACAGCCGACGACAACCCCAATGGTAAACAGAAGCTCCATCACGTCCTCCTTCTCAGCCGCTCAACGGCGGCCAACCATGCGTTTCGCCCGCGTCTGCGCAATCCGCGCCGCAAGACGGCGAGCCTCGCTCTCCAAATCTGCAAGATTGTCATCGTCGGTCAGGGCCTTCTCGATAGCGATTTCGTGCTGGAGCTTGCTGACCTGGCGCTGGCACAGGTCCAAATAAGCCGCCCTGATGCGGGCAAAGAGCCCGGCCTCGACCGTCTTTGCGCGGCCTGATTTGAGATTGGTGAGGGACCAAAAAGGGAGCCCGTAGCGGGCCTCCAATCTGGCAAGGGCGTTCTGCTGATCGCCCCAGCCCTTCGTCTCGTGTTCAATCATTCGCCGGACGTAATCGCCGGCAACCTCGGAGGAACTCATGTACTCATGCCCCGATTTCTGCTTGAAAGACTCAGTTTCTCGGTACGCCATGCTCGCAGCTCCATGCTCTTGTTTCGGGCATGGAACAGCGCACCAGCAAAGGACCGGAAACACTTGGAGAAGCCGCCGCTCGGTTGCTTCGCAGGCTTGACGAGCAGCGACAGAAAAAGGCGTCGGGCGGCCTTAAACGGCCCGACAGAATTGGGGCGTCGGAAGCCCAGGCAGGGGAGGAGTCTGCCCAAGCCTCCGACGCGAACCGCGCGGGGAGTACGCGCGGGACGGAATGCGAGCCCGAGGATTTTCAGTCCAGTTTCATGCGTTCTCAATGGAGGGCCAGCAACACCTCGGGCTCTGACGATGACGCCATTGCTGGAGCAGATCGCGACGAACACGGTCCGGGTGGACGTTGTGAACGCGGTTCGACGCTCATCGTTTTCAGATTGCGGACAAGCGGGCGTCCTCGACCCGCTGTAGCCCGGACGGGCGAAGTCGTCCCCCTGCCCGTCCGGGCAATTCGTGTGTGAGGTCATGCCGCCACCCGCTGTCTGATCGCGGTGGACGCGATGGAAATCAGGAGATCGCGGAACGGTATCGGAGTACCGATGCGAGGTGCACTGTCCTTGCCACCGCCGCGACCGCCGACCTCGCCCAGCCGTTTGGCGCGCTCAAGGCCCATTCGCTCGATGATGGCGGGATCAAGACGCGATGCGCCGATGCCCCAGTCCAGTTCCGGCAGATCGCAATGATAGGCCAGAAGAAGCGTGGGCTTGCGTGCATAGTGCCCGTAACGTCCCTGCTCAACGCAACAGGTCCAGCCGCCATGAAAGTCAGCACAAACCCACCCACCAGAACGCGGTGGCCTGTTTATGCCGAAATGCGCCCAGGCATGACTGCCCCACGGATGCTCGATAACACCGCCGTATCGACGGACCGCAGCCAGCGCCGCCTCAAAACAACCGCCATCATCACCCTTGGTCTTGCGGATTCCAGTGCGTTTGATGAACAGCGGCTGTCCGGCCCAAAGCTTCCCCCATCGCTGGCAGGGAGGATGCGCGACGACAGGCCAAGGCCCGTCATAAAGCCGCGCGTCTCTGGCTTCGTCCCACGGGTCAACGCCATCGATGCCATAGTAGCACCCACCGGTTTGCACGAAGAGAGCCGCGATCATATCGCCCTCCCCGCCTTCCACACGGCAAGGCCGAGCATGGTCCAGAGGATCACGTCGATGATGGTGATGGGGTCGCTCATGACGGACGCCTTTCGACGATCGCGGGCAGTCCCTTCTCACGGCACCGGGCGACGAAGATGAAACGAGATGCGACGGCTTCCAAAACGCCAAGACGCTCGGCTATTTCAACCGTGTCCATTCCCAGGAGGAACAGGCTTCGAGCGGACGGCTTTAGCTTGCGGGAGGCGTTGGGGTCGGAGAGGGCGCTCATGCGGAAGCCCCTTCCTTCCGAGCGCGAAACCAATGCCCGATGATTGCATTGCGAGTGACGCCTATGGCCGCCGCGATTTCGGCAGCGGTGGCCTTCCCGCGATTGGCGAGCGCGGTATCACGAATGGTTTCCCGGATTTCGATATTGGCGGGGGCCGAACAAGCAATGCTGTGATCGACAAGGCTCGAAGCGCGCCGAGGACGAGACGCCTTCGCCAGTTTTATGCGATGCCGGTAGCAAGCAGCGTACAGGGCGTTTTGTGTAATGCCGAGATATGCCGCCGCTTTGGCAACGGTCATTCCCGCATCGCGGGCTTCTTCAAGGCCGATGCGGAGGTAACCTACACGCCGGGCGCGCCAATAGGCTTCCTGCTCGATTGCTTCGTTGCGGATTTCCTCAAGGCGCCCAGTCATGATGGAATCCCCTCGCGTGCACGCACGTGAGCGTCGCCATGGATCGCTCCCCAGTAGAGATCGAAAATGGCTTCGGTTTCCTGCCGTTCGCTGGCGTCCTGCCGGCGCGCGGCGATCACCTTGCGCAGCACCTTGACGTTGAACCCGCCGCTCTTGGCTTCCTTGTAGATTTCGGACTTGTCGCGGTTCAGATCGGCGATTTCTTCCTCGATCCGTTCGATCCGCTCGACCAAGGCGCGAAGCTGGTTTGCGCCGGTATTGTCGCCTGTCTCGCTCATGGCTATGCCGCCTGCCCTTCCTGTGCGGGTTGGGTGGTGGGCGACCCAAAGACGTTGGGGCAAAGCTCCTGCCTCGTAACAGCGCCATCGACGGCGGCTTCGATGCGCGGAGCTTCCTCGGCCGGGACGCCTTTGACCGCATTGCGCCAATACCCGACGAGCTGCGGGGATCGGTCTATGCGCCTCGCCAATTCTGCGATGCTGCCGCAATGTTTGATGGCGCGCTCAAGAGGTGTCGTGGGCTGTTCCATGCTCCCGTCATGCCACAAATAAATTTGTCATGCAACAAATATCTTTGGCGCGCGGATGAGGCCCATAAAATTTAAACTCTGCCACATGGCAGACTTGGCAAAACGACTGAGAGAGGCGCGCGAAACGCGGGGCTGGTCTCAAGGGGACCTGGCACGTCGCGTGGGGATCAAGCCTCAGACGATCCAGGCTATCGAGGCTGGCAAGACCAAGAAGCCGCAGAACCTCACGGCCATTGCGCGGGCACTGTCCATTAACCCTGAGTTCCTTTTGGACGGGATAAAAGGTGAATCCGGCATGGTCCCAATTGTTGGGATTGCTTTAGCCGGCTCAGGGGCTGTAGACTTCTCCGAAGGGCAAGGAAACCTTGGGCAAGTAGAAGCACCGGAAATGAGCACGGAACATACCGTCGCTCTTGAAATTCGCGGTGACAGCATGGGCGGGCGCATAGAAGACGGCGATACCGTTTTCTACGACGACAGGCGACAGCCGGTCACTTCGGATTTGCTAGGGCGTGTATGCGTCATCGGCCGCGCAGACGGCAGAATCGTCATCAAGAAACTGATGGCGGGCAGCAAGCCCGGTCACTTCCACCTGATCTCTTACAACGCACCGCCGGATTTTGACGTCGAGGTCGAGTGGGCCGCGAAGGTCACGTCGATTCGACCAAGATAATTGTCGCCGCCAAATTTTTTTGTTGCGCACCACAAATTTATTTGTCATAGTCTCCCCATCAGCCACCCACTGGCACCGGCCAGGGCGAAAGACAACGGGAGACAGTCTCCCGAACTTGGGAGCAAAGAAGATGCCGAAGTTCATCGAAAACACCGCAAACCAGATTTTCCGCGTCATTGCCGACTTCGGCGCTCAGTTCGACTGCGTCGAGGTCAAGCGCGTCAAGGGCGGCTACGCCGATAAGGCCAAGGCGCGCCGGGTGCTTGTCAACAAGCAGTTCATTATCCGCTCGGAGGCCTGATCGATGATCGTTCAGAAATTCTCCGAGTGGATCGACTGGGATGGGGGCCCTTGGGAAGGCGACCCCGATGCCATTGTACACGTTCGGTTCAAGGACGGCGTTGAAAGCGTTATCGCTGGCCCGGCCGGAGAAATCGCCCCGAACTGGATTTATCGAAAAGGGCGAGACACGAGCATCATCGCTTACCGGATAGCGGAGGCCTAACCATGACCTCCCTCGCAGTGAAAGCCCTCCCCGCCATCACCTACCCGCTTTGGGAACGTCGCGAGAGCGGCCCCTACACCTACTTCACGCTCTGGCTGAACGAGAACGCCTCCTACGGCGGCTCACAGGATGGCGCGGAGTACTACGTCTCGCTCCCCGAAAAGGGCCTTCGCAAGTGCTGGAACACAGCCGAGGTCGAACGCATCTGCCGCGATCACTACGAGCAGTTGCAGGCCATGCCCTGCGAGCCCGAAGATGAAGACGACGCGCGCGGCATTCCGCACCCGGACGATCTTCTCCGGGACTATCACAGCCGCGTCCTTTGAGGTGCGCTGACCCCTTTTCAAATCGAGGACGAGAACATGACGCCTGAACAGAAAACCGAACTGCTTGAACAGTCCCGCGCCCACTTCGCAGCGGACATGCTGCTCAAGGGAACCTATGGCGATGACGATGACGGCTTCAAGGGCTGTAGCGTAGGTTGTCATATCCATCATATCCGGCCCGACATGGATGCCGAAGAGATCGGAGCGCTTGGAAACAAGCATGAGATCGTAGCCGAACACTACGGCTACCCAGAATGGCTGGCGCTGTTACAGGATACCGTTTTCGAGGGCCTGCCGAACGGCGAGAGCGCCAAGTGGCATGTCCAGCTTGCCGAGACGCTTGCCGGCCTCCCCGATGATTACGACTGGCAGGCCGCGCTCCACCGCGTACATGCCGCCATTCTCCGCGTTTCCTACGTGAAGGCTGGGTCGGCGCAGGAAGTCGTTCAGCACGTCATCGACCTGCACGTCAGGGCCGGGAATGGCGAGAACGTTAGCGATGAACTGTGGTCCGCCGCACGGTCCGCCGCACGGTCCGCCGCAGAGTCCGCCGCACGGTACGCCGCAGAGTCCGCCGCATGGTCCGCCGCAGAGTACGCCGCAGAGTCCGCCGCACGGTCCGCCGCACGGTCCGCCGCACGGTCCGCCGCATTCCAGGAAATTCGTGACGGCGTTCTCGCTGCTTTGACGCGCGCCGCCTGAACCACACAACGAGGACGAGAACATGACGCCTGAACAGAAAACCGAACTGCTTGAACAGTCCCGCGCCCACTTCGCAGCGGACATGCTGCTCAAGGGAACCTATGGCGATGACGATGACGGCTTCAAGGGCTGTAGCGTAGGTTGTCATATCCATCATATCCGGCCCGACATGGATGCCGAAGAGATCGGAGCGCTTGGAAACAAGCATGAGATCGTAGCCGAACACTACGGCTACCCAGAATGGCTGGCGCTGTTACAGGATACCGTTTTCGAGGGCCTGCCGAACGGCGAGAGCGCCAAGTGGCATGTCCAGCTTGCCGAGACGCTTGCCGGCCTCCCCGATGATTACGACTGGCAGGCCGCGCTCCACCGCGTACATGCCGCCATTCTCCGCGTTTCCTACGTGAAGGCTGGGTCGGCGCAGGAAGTCGTTCAGCACGTCATCGACCTGCACGTCAGGGCCGGGAACGGCGAGGACGTTAGCGATGGACTGTGGTCCGCCGCAGGGTCCGCCGCATGGTCCGCCGCATGGTCCGCCGCACGGTCCGCCGCAGGGTCCGCCGCACGGTACGCCGCAGAGTCCGCCGCATGGTCCGCCGCAGAGTACGCCGCAGAGTCCGCCGCAGAGTACGCCGCAGAGTCCGCCGCATGGTCCGCCGCAGAGTACGCCGCAGAGTCCGCCGCACGGTCCGCCGCACGGTCCGCCGCACGGTCCGCCGCAT